TTAAAGGTGCAAAAACACAATCAGGTGGCGCACCTATAGGTAACGTACTTATTGCTGATTCAACATCTTTAGCTGCAAATACTGGTGGTGGTATTACTTTCCAAGGTGTTTATCAAACAGGTGGTGCTATAACAGGATTTGCTTCTATTGAAGCGATGAAGGAAACAGCAACGCATAATCAATATGGCGGTGCTTTAGTTCTAAAAACAAGACAAGACCAAGGAGCTATGGCAGAAAGAATGCGTATTGATTCTTCAGGTGTCGTAGACATAAAAAGTGGTGGAACTGCTTCTGCTCCTAGTTTAATTTTTGAAGGAGATACAAATACAGGATTATTTCATGGTACAGACACTTTAGGTTTTTCTACAGCAGGTAGCGAAGCCATGCGTATTGATAGCAGTCAAAACTTGTTGCATGGCTGTACAGGAACTTCAGGTTCAGCTATATCTGATGGCGGGATTCTTTTAAGAAGTGATAGCAATAACTACATGCAGATTGCTAGTGGCACAGAAAGTGATACCACACTTCTTTATTTCTATAAAAAATCAGGAACAGGAGTTGCTGGAGTTGGAAGTATTGGTATTGTTAGTGGTAATAATTTAAAAATACATAGCACACAGTCAGGTCATTCAGGCTTATCTTTTGGTACAGGAATAGTATACGCAACAGATAATTCAGGAGATGCTACCAATGGGGCTACCAGTCTTGGCTCTAGTTCTTATAAATGGAAAGACCTTCACCTTTCAGGTACAGCTACAACAACCAATTTAACTATAGCTGATGGTAGTATAGAGTTTGATAAACCAAGTGTTTATGGTTTTAGATTTTTGCATAATGAGTCAGGTAATGATTTATCTATACAACAAGGCGATGCTAATAATGCAAACTATCAGACTAGGCTTAACATAGATTCTACTGGCAATGTTGGTATCGGCACTACTTCTCCAACAGCACCTCTTTCAATAAGAAAAGTACATGCTACTGGCTATGGCAGTGGTATAGATATGCTAGATTTTAAAGCATATTATCCTCCTAACTATGATACAGAAACAAGTAAAGCCAGTATTTTTGTTGGGACTTCAGATAAGCACACACTTAATACTCACGGAGGATATTTAGCATTTAAGGTAAATTCTTCTGGGTATGGTGGAGCAAGTGGTGCAACCTCTTTAGTAGAATATATGAGGATTGAAAAAGATGGCAATGTTGGAATTGGATGTACTGACCAATCTAATCTTCTTACTGTAGATGCAAATTCTGCAAGTACAACTACAGATTCTATTTCAGTGCGAAACAGAGGTGTTGCTACAGGAAACCATACAACAGGTTTAAGGTTTCAATTTAATTCTGCTGTATCTGCTGCAATTAGGTCTCGTTTAGTAAATACATCAAATGGTGCAGGAACTTTAAGTTTCTATACATCACCTGATGGAAGTGCAGCTAATTTAACTGAAAGAATGACTATTAATAGTGCAGGCAGAGTTGGAATCAATTCTACAGCTACTGACGCTTTTTTAAATGTATATGCAGGCGGAACAAATGTAAAATCTGCAATGTTTCAGAGCTTAGGTGGCAATAAGCTTAGTATTGCACCTTATTGTTCTAATGGCGCTTTCTCTAGTTTAACGCATACAAACGATATTGCCATACTTGCTGAAAGTGCAGGTGGAATTGTTATTGCACATCATGCATCAGGTAATAAGGGAATCAGAATAGTAGATAATGGAGATTTAGAAGTAGGAGGTGCTTTATCTAAAGCATCAGGCTCATTTAAAATTGACCACCCATTAGAATCTAAAACAGACACACATCATTTAGTTCATTCATTTGTTGAAGCACCACAAGCAGATAACATCTATAGAGGTGTTGTAGTATTAGAAAATGGTATTGCAGCTATTAATTTAGATACAGAAGCAGGTATGACTGAAGGAACATTTGTATTACTTAATACAAATACATCATGTTTCACTTCAAACGAATCAGATTGGGATGCTGTAAAAGGTAGCGTGTCAGGAAATATATTAACCATATCTTGTCAAAATACATCATCAACAGCAACTGTATCTTGGTTAGTCATTGGAGAAAGACATGACCAACATATGCTTGATACTGAATGGACTGATGAAAATGGTAGGGTAATAGTTGAACCATTAAAACGAGTAATTGAAGATGAGTAAATTATGGCAAGAACAACAAACAATAATAGACGATTTAAAATCAAGAATAGAAACATTAGAAGGATAACTATTATAAATAGAATATAATAGGAATTAAATATGGCAAAACCAAACAGCAAACAAACATTTATCGATTATTGCCTAAGGTCGCTGGGTGCACCAGTGATTGAAATTAATGTGGACGAAGACCAAATCGATGATAGAGTTGATGAAGCTTTACAGTTTTATCAAGCATATCATGACGATGCTATAGAAAAAGTATTTTTAAAGCATGCGGTGACTCAAACAGATATTACCAATGGTTATATTACAACAAGTGATTTAATCACAGATGTTGTGCGTATTTTACCATTAAGAGATGCAGTATCCTCAACAGATATGTTTGACATACGATATCAAATTCATTTAAATGATATATACTCTCTTGGCTTTATGGGTAACCTTACAGAATATGTAATGGGACAACAATGGTTATCTCTTTTAGATTTAGTTATTGATTCAGATGATAAACATGTAAATTTTGAAAAACATAAAAATCAGTTACAAGTGTTTATGGATTGGTCCGAAGAAGTAGAAGTTGGAGACCATTTAATTGTTGAATGTTATCGTATTATCGACCCAGATACATACACAGATATATACAATGATTACTTTCTTAAAAGATATTGCACAGCACTTATTAAAAAACAATGGGGTCAAAATTTAATTAAATTCGAAGGTATGGTTATGCCCGGTGGAGTCACATTTAATGGCCGTCAGTTATATGATGACGCAGTAACTGAATTAGAACAATTAGTAGAAGAAGCACGATTGAATTGGGAAAAACCAATCGACTTTATGACAGGATAAAACATGCCGAGAAATGTATATTTTTCTCAGGCCGTTAGAAGTGAACAACACTTATACGAAGACCTGATAATAGAATCACTCAAAATATATGGGCAAGATGTCTATTATATTCCTCGTACTCTTGTTAATAGAGATAATATTCTAAACGAGGACCCAGCATCAAAGTTCGATGATGCATATCTTATTGAAGCATATATTGAAAACACCGAAGGCTTTGAGGGTGCGGGTGATTTATATTCTAAATTTGGATTGGAAATACGAGATGATGCAACATTTATAGTTTCGCGAAGACAGTGGGAAAAAATTATAGGTGTATATTCAGATGATGAAATTAATCCAAAGCCACAAGAGGGTGATGTAATTTTCCTACCAATGACTAATTCGTTCTTCGAAATATCTTTTGTAGAAGATGATTCACCATTCTATCAGTTATCTAATTTACCAGTATATAAGATGCAATGTACATTATTTGAATATAATGATGAGGATTTCGATACGGGTGTTGGTGAAATCGACGCCAAAGCAGAACAGAATGCATATCAATTATCAATAAATGTAGCTCCTTCAGTATCTGGTAATCACTTTGCTGTTGGTGAAGTTGTAAGACAAACACTTACTGCAGCAGTAGGAGATACACCAGCAATTGTTGTGTTTGGCGAAGTTGTAGATAGAACAAAATCAACTGATTTAGTTACTCAATTATCAATTGCAAATATTGGTGTTACAGGTTCTTCTGATTATAAAAGTTTTGTTGTAGATAACACTAAACCATTAACTGGTGATGATACAGGATATACTGCAACAGTTACCACAATATATGATAGTATTGCTGATACATCAAGCGGAAGAATGTTAACAAATGATACTATAGCACAAAATATGGATTTTGAAATAGAAGCAGATGGATTTATAGATTTTAGTGAATCAAATCCATTTGGCGACCCATCGGAGATTTACTAATGTTTGGTGACCATTTTTATCACGCAACAATGCGTAAATCAGTAGCTGTATTTGGCACACTGTTTAATAATTTAAGAGTCATTAGAAAAGCATCTGATGGTAGTGTTTTAAATCAAATACGTGTTCCTTTAGCCTATGGACCAAAACAAAAATTCCTTGCTCGTTTAGACCAGGAAACAGGCTTTGATGCTCCTATGGCAATTAAATTACCTAGGATGGCTTTTGAAATCACAGGATTAACTATTGATTCCACACAAAAATTACAAAAAAGAAATAAAATTGTAGAAGCACACGGTTCTGATGTAGGTAAAAAGAAAACTATAAAACATCATACTGCTTATAATATTAATATGTCATTATATATTATGGCAAAAAACCAAGATGATGGTTTACAAGTAGTAGAGCAAATATTACCTTATTTTAGTCCAGAGTATAATGTTACAATAACACCAGTTGAAGGTTTTGCCCACAAACAAGATGTTGCTGTAATATTAGATAGTGTAAACATAGATGACCAATACGAAGGAGATTTTGTAGAGCGAAGAGTATTAATATATCAATTAGACTTTACAATGAAAATGAAGTTTTATGGTCCTACAGGTGACCAAGGTATTATACGAGAAATTAATATTGATTTCCATGACAGCGATAATACCGCAGCCTTGTTTGAAGAAATGGATTTTACTATTGGGTCCACGGACACAGAGGATAGTTATACTGTGACTACAACCATAACACAAGATGGTACTGAATAATGGAAAAGAAAGAAAAAATGATGGCAAAATTAGAAAAGAATTTGCCAGAAATAAAACAAAATAGACCTATTAAAATAGATAAAGATGTGAAAGATGATTATGATTTTTCTCGTAAAACTTATAAGGATTTAATATACACTGGAACAAGGTCGATGGATGTCCTGGCCGAATTGG